TTACTGCTACCATTAGCGCCTCAATGCATTCATAGGTTCATAGGATGTGTAATACTGACCATTCTGATTAAATCCAAAGAATGATCTATCTATTTGTTGGGTGTCATATTCAAGTGCATAAGCTCGGCACATAACTTCCTGAGTCTCAAGTAGTGCAGCAATTTCAGGAGAGCCTACTGTGCGTTGTGCAAAAATCTTAGAAGCTCTTGCAATGATATAACTTTGTACAGGTATAGGTACAGCTATAAATTCTACATGTTTTAGTACATCACAATAGATAGCTTGATCCCATTCAAAGGTATGATTCACCATATCATACAATTTACGTTTAACATCACCCGTATTTTGTGTACGAATAGATGCATGGAAGGATCGATTATAAACAGACTCTGCTGTATTTAATGCAACCTGTAGGAAGTCATCAGGTATACCAATATTTTTATTGGAATCAGGTGTCATTAAGACATGATATTCCCTATTAAAAGTCCAACCTTCAGCTTGCACATCCCTAGACACTTGATCGAGTGTGTCTTCGGCGATCGCAACGTCCGGGTTGGTTCGTTCAAGGGATGTAACTGGAGCTTGTCCAACGCTTTCAAGGATTTGATTAACAGCCTGAAGTCTGCGTTGTGTTTTGGTTAGACTCATTGGATATATTCTCAATAAGGATAAAAAAAAGGGATCCGAAGATCCCCTTATGTCAGCTGCGATCCCTTGCAGGGGAATCACATTCAGATTGATGATACGTGAAACGAAGATTCTTAGTCTCACTGTATACAGTTGATGCGGATACAGCAGAACCATATCCTTTAGCGGTCTTAGCAACGGAACTACGCATAGCCGTGTTTCCGCCACTCACGCCAGAAGTTGAGCCGGAGACACCATTGTCGCCGACAGCAGAAGTTGGGTTAGCCATTTATTAAAGTGAAGTAGCGTTTGTCCCTGCACCACCCCAGCAAGCTACGGTCGAAGCACTGCCATTAGCAGCAGTACCAGATAGACGACCGTATTCTTGTGGAGTAGGAGGGTTCATAGTCAAAGAAGCAACAGTGCCGACAACACGGCCTGCAGTTGTTGTGTCTTTCCGGGTCACACCAGGAATAAGAGACATAATTAAACCCTCCTATTATCAGGCTTCAGCCCGCAGTTCAATAGCACAAGCTGGATTTAGTGTGCCGACACCCATGGCCAGACGGCCAACGATGATGTCTCCCTGATACATTGTCTTCACATCCGAACCTGTGGTTTGGACTTGAGGACCAATGCCTTCAACAACACCAGCAGCATCACGCATATAGATGAGGCCACAGGAGGTGCGGAAGTCACCAGAGTAATCATTGTTCTCACCATTGACACGTGTGATGTGACCAGCGGAGCCGCCAGTACCAGCACCAGTCACCATGAACGGCAGGTTGTTGGAACGCTTGATTCCAATACCAGCAATTTCATAGAGACCTTCGCCACTGTTGAGATTACCTTGTGAGTTTCCATAGTCACGATTCAAGATGTTTGAATCAACCTGAGAAATCAAGGCATAATATTGTCTTGCGGAAAGTACAGCAGTACGTCCCTCACGGGGCACATTTTTTTCGTCAAGAATACTAGCAGCTTCAAAGAATGCGTCCACTAGAGATTGTGCATTGTACTGATTATTAGCGCCAAGCTTAATAACAGAACCACCAGGCTCAGGGCCAGGAGCCGAAGTAACAGGATGTGCTTCACGTGCAGCAAGTGCAATTGTGCGGAACACTTTCTTGTCATAGGCTTCTGCAAGAGCATGTCCAATTTTCTTGGAGATTTCTGATCTCAGCTGGTATTGCGCAAGTGTCTCGTCTAAATCATAAACAAAAGCTGAAGATACGAGGAGATCATCCATCAGGATATGCTTCTCTGCCACTGGGGGATCACCACTTCCAAGAATCGGAGTTCCGGGAGTATGGTAATCAGCCGTCATACGGCCAGTGAAGATGAACTGCATACTCTTTCCTGAACGAAGAGTACGACTTTGGACAGTACCTTTAGCGATACATGCGCTCTCATAAGCTTTGAACATCTCGCCACTAAAAAGGCGAAGATAAGTCGCATACTTATCACCGGCACTACCGGCACCAGAGGGATAACCCTGGCTAAGAGCTAGTTGAGGGTTCGAGTTAAGCGAACCAATAGGAGTTGGCCGCGTATTATTTGTCGCGGTTCCTACAGCATTAGCAGTCATTATTTTATAGAGGTTGTTATTTGCATGTTCCTCTGACGTCAGAAGTATTTAATTTGTATTTCAGGTCTCTCCCTGTGTCTAGACGGCTAAGGCGTATCCTCGTAAGGGACCAGAGCCAACGACCCACACGAGAATTGAACTCGTGATACCACCGTGACAGGGTGGCGTGATAACCGCTTCACCAGTAGGTCAATGGCCGGGACTTTAACCCGGCAGTTTTAATTATGAAGCTACGACTTCCTCAGCCATATCAGTTGTGCCATCAGCTTTTTTGCCAGACATAACTTTGCATTGAGCAAGACGTTGGGCCATAGTCCCAGCTTCAGGACTATCACCATAACCAGTAGTTGTTTGGAACCACTGGTCTGCTGTTGTCTTTACAACATACTGTACTTTAGACAGTGATCGATTGCTAGGATTGTATCCCATAGTTATCCAATAGAAGGAGCAGTAAGTGCAACTTTGGTGGTCTCGGCTGCAGCGAGATCAAGGGGGAAGTTATGTGCATTACGTTCATGCATAACTTCAAACCCGAGGTTGGCACGGTTAAGGATGTCAGCCCAAGTATTAACTACTTGTCCTTCAGCAGCCAGAACTGACTGATTAAAGTTAAAGCCATTCAAGTTGAATGCCATAGTAGAAACTCCAAGGGCAGCAAACCAAATGCCCACGACGGGCCATGTAGCAAGGAAGAAATGAAGACTACGACTATTATTGAACGAAGCATATTGGAAGATAAGTCTTCCGAAATACCCATGCGCCGCAACGATATTATACGTCTCCTCTTCTTGGCCAAACTTATAACCGTTGTTGAGTGATACATCTTCTGTAGTCTCTCGGACCAAGGACGACGTGACAAGAGATCCGTGCATAGCACTGAACAAACTCCCACCAAACACGCCAGCAACTCCAAGCATATGAAAAGGATGCATAAGAATATTGTGCTCAGCTTGGAATACCAACATAAAGTTGAATGTGCCGCTAATCCCCAACGGCATGCCGTCAGAAAAAGAACCTTGTCCAAGCGGATATACAAGGAAGACCGCAGTAGCGGCGGCAACAGGTGCAGAATAGGCGACACAAATCCAAGGCCTCATCCCTAATCTGTAACTAAGTTCCCATTCTCGTCCCATATACCCAAAGATACCAACCAGGAAGTGGAAGACGACCAGTTGGTAAGGTCCTCCGTTGTAGAGCCACTCATCGAGACTGGCTGCTTCCCAGATTGGGTAGAAATGTAGTCCGATTGCATTGGAGCTTGGAACGACTGCTCCACTGATAATGTTGTTTCCATAGAGTAGTGATCCTGATACTGGTTCTCTAATGCCATCGATGTCTACTGGAGGTGCCGCAACAAATGCGACGATAAAACAAATAGTTGCTGCGAGGAGACACGGAATCATCAGTGTCCCAAACCATCCAACATATAGACGGTTCTCAGTGCTGGTAACCCACTCACAGAAGGAGTCCCAGTTAGATTGTTGTTGAAGTAGTGCGGTGTTTGCCAATTAATTAAGACGATAAACTTTTACTGGAGCCACTCCAGCGTCAAGCATTCCAATGCGGTACGCAGTTCCCTTGCTCAAATCAAGACCCCTACCGGGAATGAAGGGGCCTCTATCTGTAATAGTTACCACTTCGCAAGCCTTATAACAAACCCGTAATTGGGTTCCAAATGGTAATGATTTGTGAGCTGCAGTGGAAGCATACATATTGTACGTAGTCCCATTGGCAGCAGTACGACCGTGAAAATAGTCTCCATACCATGAAGCTGTTAATACGATAGTGGTTAAAATAGGTATCATTTTTTCTTTTTAACTTTTACACAATTATTTACTCTGGTCCCACCTTTTACTTTAGTACCAGATTTTTTATATCCCTTCCAACATGAGGAATCAAGTCTAGTTTTAGTAGCCTTTTTTTTTGCCGCCACCTTTTCCTCCTTTAGAGCTGCAGCCTTTTCTTGAATAAGTCATAATTAAAAATCAATAGGTGAACGTTCTAGTTTTTCCATTATTTCCTGCCTATATGCAGGGTCTCTGTCATATTGAGGATCAGACATTGCACGTACAAGTGCAGCCTGACTCTTGAAGACATCTTTACTTTCAGCACGAGGTGCTCTACCTTTTAACATCTCTCCTTCAACACCTTGAGAGTTACCAAACCTTTGAGCTAGTGCTTGGACAGCAAAAAAAGCCGCAGCCTTATCACCACTTTCCATCACTTGATCATACATATCAATCTCGTCTTTATTGAATGAAGATGAAGCCCACTTAAGCATTTCACCATACTTATCTTTACCACCCACCATGTCTTTAAGACTAGCGGCATCAGCTTCAGACATCACATTACGTTGAGGTGCTTGACCTTGATCAGCTCTGAGATTTAGATAAGCTTGTGCAAGCTCAGTTTGATCCATGCCTTTAAGTCTTTGCATGATGTCTTCAGAGTATTCATTATCTTCAGACTGAGATTCATCCCACAATGCTTCAAAGAAATCAACCTCTTCAGGTTGTTCTTCAGGTTGTTGTTGCTGTTCTGATTGCTCAGAAGTTTCTTGGTTACCTAGTTTACTTTGGAGTTCAATGTAAGCTTTCTCAAGTTCTTCAGCATCTTTATACTTACCAGCTAAAAGTTCTGATTGTTGTCCTTCTAACTTCTCTCCAATTTCCAGACTTTCTTTTTCGTCTGCAGATAGTTCACCCGTATCTTCGGATGGATCATACGTCAGTGTTGCCATTTGCACTAATTACTTTTAAGTTTCCGAGTCCAACTGTCTCAACATAATTAGTTGGTTTACCAATAGATGGTGTTCCAATCATTTTACGTTGAGCATATTTGTTGGGATTACCAGCAATACCTAGTCCACGCTCTTGTTCAGGTGGAGCCTCTGGTTGCTTTTGACTTTTACGGCGAGCTGGTTTTTTTGGTTGTGGTGTTTCTTCGGTCATAAATTATTGTTGTGGTTGAGCTGCAGCTTGTTGATCTACTGATGCAAATGAACTGGCTTGTTTAGCAAGTTCCATATCCATAGCATTCATCTGTTGTTGTTCAGACTCTTGAGATAGTTGATCTTGTGTCTTAACCAGATTTAGATAATCAATACCTTGTGCTGCTGCATATCTTTTGATTAGTTCATCACTATTGATGTACTGCATGATTGCTTCAGGACCAATAGTCTGAGCAATAGTTGTCATGAATTGTGTCAACGCATCGCTATCTTGGCCGCGACCTATAGCATT